ATGAGGTTCATAACTCATAGGCTCATAACTTGGTGTCTGTGCAGGACACAAAATTAAATTATGTTCTGGATCGTTATTAATTAAGGCATCATTTTCAATACTTCTTCTTGCCTTTACACAAGGCATTTCAATTACTGGAAAGCCTATCGGTACATTGACTGGTACGTTCGGAGCATTAATAACAGGCGTATTGATGACATAAGTATTAACAGGCTCGACTCCAATAGCAGGAATCTCAACTTTAGGAATCAAAACTTAGGTAGTCCAATCGCTTTCTTTTCTTCGTTCTTTTGCTGTGCAGGACTTAACGCTCCAGTAGGAAGAGCAGGGCCAGATAATCCAGGCATCTTCATAGCACCCATTACTTTCTCCATTGCTTTATCTTGAAGCATCTTCTGATTATCTTCATTCGTTATCCATAAATAACCAAATACCCCGCCACCAGTAATCGCTGCTACGAGAACAAAAGAGATTACACTGATAATGTTTAGGATCTTCTGCATGGTACGAGAAGCAATTTTAAAAGCTGTAACTCACACAACTCTAATCCTTTTCATGGGATTAGTCGCATTGTTACCGTTACACATGGTTTTAAAGATGCAATTAAATCAATCTCAAATAATAAATCAAAGATGAGCAGCCCTTACTTTTTAGAAGGCTATCATTCTTTTAAAGTATGTAAAGATTACGGAGATTGGACAATAGGGCATGGTCATTGTTCTATTAAATTCTCTGCTTTAATCCCTTCCTTAACACCTGAACGCTTAAAAGTTTTAGATCATATTGACATCGCTTGGTTAGGTTGTGATTTTAAAAAGGGGATTGAAGAAAATTGTTTATGCTGCAATGGTGAACGATATAGAAAGTGCGATATTAAATACCCTGGAATTATTGTTCAAGATATTCCTAATCCTTTCTGGAAAAAATACACGTTAATAGATGGAAAACATAGGATGCAAAAGATGAGGGCCAGTGGTATAACACAAAGCCCTTTTTATCTTTTTAAATTTTCAGAAATAAAAAGATTTTTAATTAAGTACTAGGAACAAAAGATCCTTGTGTCGGAGTCTTTTCTTCTGAAATTTGAAGTTGTAACCCGTTTTCAATCGCTGTAACTGTATCCGTACCAAGGACACCTTTTACATCAGCAATAATATCTGCTGTTGTTAAATCAGTACGATCTGTTAAAGAACTGGGTCGTGTCAGACTGCAACTGCCATAGCTAGAAGCAGAATACGATCCATCAACTCTTTGGACTGTGTAATGGGCTGTATGAACAAACCCATCATCGAGGTCATAGTCTGTATTAGCTAGACCCCATGATGTAGTTGCCATGATTAGAAGGGCTTGCCAACAGCAGTTGTAGCAGGAGTTAAAGCGGTATCAATTGCAGCCTCTACAGCAGCAACGCCGTCAGTTCCTAAAGCAGTTTTGACCCAACCAATGCAAGTCGCAGCATCTAAAGAATCGTAAGCTTTAAAGTCAGACGGTAATGAATCAGGCTTAACGAAAGTCACTTCACCTGTTTGTCTTGAGTCAGGTGCTTCTGTGTTGTCAGAATCATCAATTGCTTTGCATCGCCAGATCACTTTGTTTACGTGTCCGTCAGAAATGTCACGTTCCATCGTGTTCACTTCCCAGGTTTTGACAATTGCCATTGGATTAAGTTGTTTAGTTAGAGTTTAGCCCTCTTGAGGAGCTTCAGTGTCAACAGTCACACCTTCTTCTTCTTTGATCATCTGTTCTAGTTCTGCATACTGTGCATTTTTAACAGTGAAGTCAGCATGAACTTGTGCTTTTTCATTTTCAAGCTTCTTGCTTTCTTCGGCAAGAGTATTGAACCTATCAGCTAAAGCTTGTGCTTCTGCTTTACGTGCATCTCTGCGTTCAATTAATGTTGACATAAGAAAATGTTAGATAATAAAAGTTTAAATGTTAGATAAGCATTGAAAATTACGGGTTACGCACCCTCCAATGCTGCTACTTTAGCTGATAGTTCTTGTATTGCTTTTGTTAAGACTACACATATTTTTCTGTAGTCAACGTTTAAAGGTATTTCTTCTGTATCTGCTGCATTTTTTGTGACTAATGATTTAGGACCAATAGGAACAATTTCAGGAATTAATGAAACAACTTCATCAGCTATGAAACCAATTTCTTCAGTATTTGCAGCATCTTTACGTGTATATTTACGAGGTTTAAGTTGATTAACTATGTCTAAACCATAAAAACAATCTATTATGTTTTTCTTAACTAATCTTGTAGACGAATCATAACTTACTGTTCCATTTGTCGAGTTATATCTTAAATCAGAGTTACCAGCAGAATCAGCTAAACCAAATAAACCAACGCCATTACTTTGTGTTTGAAAACGCTTAGCATTGTCATAATAGAGTTCTACGGCTCCGTTACCAGCACACATGATATTATTTTCCCACGATCCACTAGTTTTGTTTCTTATATAAAAAGGTCCACCGTCATCTACATGAAGACGGAATTTATCAGAATCGTGAGTTCCTAAATCAGAAAATAAATCAATAGTAGCGTAATCATTATCTGGTCCCGTAACTTGAATCCCGCTACTTCCTGTCTCAATACGCTTCGAGTTGTTGTAATAGAGTTCTACATTTCCATTACCATTACATTCAATATTTTTTTCCCAAGAACCAGAGGCGTAATTTTGAATTACAAGACTGTTATCTGAGGCTACTGATTGGATACCCCATTTATCAGCGTTATCATCTCCTTCATCAGCATACAATTCCAGCCAAGCACCATCTCCTTCTTCTCCTAAGATTTTTGCACCAACTGTAGTCGTCGAGAAATGCTTTACGCCGTCGTAATAGAGTTCAACGGCTCCGTTGGATACGGCTTTTACAGAGTCTTCACCAGCCACACCTCTTATATAAACCCCTGCTCCATTGCTTTGTAAGATTAAGTGACCTGTACCTACATCACTTATATAACTATTAGATCCATCATGATAGATTTGTAGATCATTTCCTGTTCCAATATTAAGTGTATTGTTATCACCTATAAAAGCGTTTGAACTAAGTAAAAGAGAAGCTCCGTATAAATTACCTGTAGCATCTACATTTCCTGTGACGCCTATTCCTGTGCTTTCTGTCTCAAGCTTCTTAGAGTTGTCGTAATAGAGTTCTACGGCTCCATTTTCTAAAAACTTCGCCATATTTTCAGATTGAGCTGCATTATTCATTGCAACTGCACTACCTGAAATAAGTAAGGAACCCGTGCCTCCATCATGGATTCTGGAATGACTACCATCATGATAGATGGAGAGATCATCTGAAGTTCCAGCATAATATTTATTACTATCATCCATGTGAATTGAACCACTAACCGTGATTCCCCCACTATGGGTGTGTAACTTCTTAGAGTTGTCGTAATTAAGTTCTACAGCTCCGTCTTTTATACCTTTGACAAGCCAATGAGCTTGACTGTCCAAGAATCCTGTATTTGTACCATCTGAATAAACATAGCCAGCAGTTCCAGAACTATTTTCAAATAGAATATTAACTGTTGAATCTCCATCAATAACTTTAATACCAGATCCAGTAGTTTCTAAGGCTTTTTGATTGTCGTAATAGAGTTGTACTTCTGCATCAGGAACTACGATGATTGCATTTTCACCGTCTTTAGCCTGTATCGCTAATCTTTGACTGTTAGTACTGACTATATAATTATAATCATCTGTACCAGCTTTTAAATAAAAATCATAATCATTGCCCAGTCTTAAACGACCATTATCAGGCAGATCCACATAACCATTACCAGATAACTTTATACCATCTGTAGTTGTCTCAATTCTCTTTGAGTTGTCGTAATAGAGTTCTACGGCTCCGTCTGGTATAAACCTAGCTAAAGTTTCAGTACCAGCACCTTTATCAATACGAAGTTCTTCTCCATTATGACATTCGATTTTATTTCTAGTGTTCGTTGAATCATGGTAGATTTGAAAATCATTACTTGCACCAGAAACAAACTTACCTCCATCTGGTAGATATACGTGTCCAGTTCCTGTTAAACTACCTGTTAAAGTACAACCTGCTGAAGTTGTCTCAAATTTCTTTGAGTTGTCGTAATAGAGTTCTACGGCTGCGTTATTAGCAGTTTTAATTCTATTTTCAGTACCACCATTATTTTGTATATTAGTTTCACCGTCATTTCTTATATGTAAGTTACCTTGACCATTTTTAATGTCTGAGTGCGATCCATCATGGAAGATTTGTAAATCTGATCCAGTTCCTAAAAGTATTTTTTCTGAATCTCTTAGATAGACTTCATCAGCTTCAATTTGTCCTGTTACTTGTACTCCAGCACTATTTGTCGCAAACTTCTGAGAGTTGTCGTAATAGAATATTGCCGATCCATTATTACCCAATTGAGCCTGTGTTTCACTTGCAGAAGCGTTATAAAAAATATGACCGCTATCACTTTGGTATTTAATCCATGATGAGTTCTGTAATCTTAATTCACCAGTAGCATTTTCTATCTTAGAGTTCGATCCATCATGAAACACAGCTAAATCATTCGATGCACCCGCAGTAAATTTCCCGTTATCTGGAACATTAACTAATCCTGCACTGGTAATTGTTAGTCGTGTTGTAGGTGAAACTGAACCTGCTGAATCTGCTGTTGTACCAAAAACCAGACTTCCAGGCATCCGATTACCTGCAACCGTTCCATCAACAATCGCTTTTATTTCTGCTCCTACAGATTGAACATCAGTACCGTCTGCACCTGCAAATTGAATAAGCCCTAAAGCATCATTATCCTGAACAGTTGTTGTCCCCCCAACAGCAGCTCCCCTTGTTTTACCTAAACTTATATATGCGGCATTTGTATTATTTGAATTTCTAGTGATAGACAAACCACTAGCAGCATCAGTTGATTCAACTTGAACTATCCGAGCTGTAGAACCAGATATAGCCCTAGAGCTTGAATGACCAACAAGTAATCTTTTTGAACTATCAACTCTTAAAGCTTCACTTCCTCCTATCCTTGTAGCTAAATAAGTAGCATCAGATTCTAATTCTGCATAGATTGTCCCGTAGTCATTAGAAGCAAATCTGACCTGAGCTAAATCATCTGCACTTCTACCTCTAATTGCCATTGCATAACCAGAGGCATTAGCTATTACATCTAAGGGAGTAGACGGTGTCGCTCCATTGATTCCTAATTTTGTAGGGATTCTTACATCAGTCCCATTAACACTTAATCCCTGAGTTCCACCAGCAGCTAAAGAAACTGTATTTGTACCGCCATAGATTCCTGAATCTGAATCACCAAAATGAATAGCAGGTGCAGAATTACTTCCAGCAGTCGCCGCAACTACTCCACTTAACGTTCCACCTGCAAGAGCTAAATATGTATTATTTGATGTGGTTCGTTCTGCATCAGTAACAGCCTTAACACCAGCAGGAGTACAAACTCTTGCCGTATCTGTTCCTGTTGTCGTTTCAGCAGAGGTTGCTAATTCCGCAATACCTGCTGCTGTGGTCGAGGCTGCTGGAGTCGTAACCGACCCAGGTCCAGCCATCTTTACAATTGAATTATCACTAGCCCTCATATATATTCCGAGGCTATTAATGTTGGCATTTAATGCCAGTTCCCCTACAGCCGCTAAATGCGAAGTAGTTGGGACAGAATCCTGTACAACGCTGTTTTTCAGCGTGATCTTAATAGCCATAATTTCTAGTGCTTATACAAGCGATGGACACCTATATCCATAGGTGCTTCTAGGATACCAACTTTTAGTTAATACGTCCCACCTGCTATTTCAGAAACATTCTTCCACTGACCATCAGAAGCATATTCAAAGAACTGACCAGCACTAGGAGAGTTAATCGTTACATCAGACAAGTCATCTAAAGCAGAAACAGAACCAGGACCACTCAAAGTATCAACTCGATCCCAATCATTAAGACCCATACATAAGGCCCAGTCACCTGCATCAAAGGAAGTTGATGGTACAACTGCTGTTCCGTTACCAGCTACAACACAAACGAAGTAACAACCAGTAGTTGCTGCTGTACCTGCTGGAATTGCATTTCCTGCACTAAATCCTGCACTTGTTCCAAAGGTAGTCAGCGTAACAATCAAACCATTACTGGCATTAAAAGTGCCGCTGAATCTCAAGTTCTCTTCTGCTAATCGTCCAAAACCCACTGAGAACCAACTGTTACCGTTAAAGATTCTTAATTGCCCTGTTGATTCCTGTAACCAATAAACACCAGTTGGTAGATCAGTAATATCAGGTTGAGCTTCTTGAATAAATGAGATCGCATTATTACCAACCTGATCCATCGTGATTGCATTGTCTGCAATCCTTGCTGTTACAAATTGACCTGTTGTTATTTTACTTGCATCTAATACTGGAATATCTGAAGCTTCTAAATCAGCACCGGCAGTAACAAAACCTTGAGCATTAACAGTAACTTTTCCATATTCAGCAGCAGTTACACCTGAATCAGCAATAGATAAAACACCCGCACCAGAAATAGCTAAAGGAGCAGAAGCACCTGGAACACTTATCGCACCGACTGTAGAAGCAGTGGCAAGAGGTAAGTCACCAGCAACTAGAGCAGTTGTAGCCGTGATTAATCCTTGGGCGTTATAAGTAATACCAGATTGTGTCGCCGCAGTAACACTATTAGTAATTGATATTGCACCTAAATTTGTAACTGATAAACCGCCTGCTGTTGGAACGGAAACAGCACCAATAGCAGAAGTCGTTGCTTCTGGTAAATCACTTGCAACTAACGCAGTTGTTGAGGTAATTAATCCCTCGTTGTTATATGTAATCCCAGATCGTGCTGACGCTCCGCCACTTACTGCATTATTAATTCCAAGATTATCTCCAGAAACATTTAAAGAACGATCAAGATTTGATGTATTTAGTTTGGCGGCTGTAATTGTTCCATCAGTTATTTTTGTTCCTGCAATACCAGTAGCAATTTTTGCATCTGTTACGGCTGATGTTGCTATGGCTGCTGTATCAACAGCATTGTCAGCAAGCTCACTAGCTCCTATTGCATTTGCTGCAATCTGAGTCGCAGTAATGGTATCGTTAGCAATCTTGGCTGCTGTGATTGCTAGATTTGCAACCTTTGCTGTTGTTATATTTGCATCTGTAATTTTGACTGTTGTAACTGCGTTACTAGCTAACGCTCCAGTATCAACAGCGTTATCTGCTAGTTCTGATGCCCCGATAGCATTAGCTGCAATCTGAGTAGCAGTAATTGTGTCATTAGTTATCTTTGCAGCCGTTACAGCGTTGTTCGCTAACTTTGCTGTTGAAACAGCTCCATCTGCTATCTCAGAGGAACTGATAGCATTGTCTGCTATTTGAGTTCCTGTTACAGACTGAGAAGTTAACTTTGCTCCAGGTATATCTCCATCACTTAAATTTAACTTCGCATATGTAACATTAGCGTCTGTAATCTTTGCTGTTGTAACTGCATTGGCAGCTAATTTTCCTGTCGTTACATTTAGATCAACAATAGCTGCGGTATCAACGGAATTATCTGCTAATTCACTCGAACCAATAGCATTTGCTGCTATTTGTGTTGCTGTGATCGTATCATTAGCAATTTTTGCTGCTGTGACATTTAAATTGGCAATCTTTGCAGTTGTTACGGCTGAATCAGCAAGCGTGGCTGTAACAATTTGCCCTGCTGTTAACGGATAACTCAGTGCCGTAGCAGGAATTGTTGCTGCATCAATAACAGCAACTCCTCTTGCAACTAAATCTTTAACAGTAACCTTTTTAGTTTCACTTGCGCTGACATCTGCTAACGCTAATGGATCGGTTGCTGCAACACTTCCTGACGCAATCGC